ACCGTTGACATTGTGAGACATTACCCATGCTCTTACGCCTGTCATTAGCTCGCTATAAAGCTCGGCTACTTCGGGATTCAGATGCTTTCCACGAGTTTTAATACCCTCGCATTTTTCACCTGCTTCGCGTACTGCCTTGTCAATTTTATCTTCATCAGGATTGTCCTTCGTTTTTGCATCAATCACTGATTGTTTGATTGTTTCAAAACTTAGAACGCGCCCTTCTGCATCAACTAAAGGCAAAGCATTCTCTTTGGCGTATCGCAGGAAACTCGTAGCGGTATTCCAGCTACTAGGCAACTTGTATAACAGTTGACCTGTTTCCTTGTCTTTACGCTTTCCGATAATGCAACCCATGCGAACGGCAATTCCATCAGCGTTAGTCTGTATCTGATGCATCAGGAATGCTGTCGTGGCTTTATAGCTTGCAAATGTTTCACACTCTATAGCCGCGTGGGTATGCGTTACATAGACTCCCTGAGCTTTAACCAGCGCCGCCTGTCGTTGTGTTTCAGCATCAAGGGAGTCAGTCACGGCAATTGTAAGAATCTCAATTGCTTTCTGATTGACCACGCTCGGCACTTTAACCTCTGGCTTTGGTGCTTCGGATATCACGTTTTGTAGTGAACCCTGCGCAGACTCTGAACGGGCATCAACAAAGGCAACAATATCAGCAATCAAAATATTGCCTCTACTGCCTGTGCCTTTAATTGATTCAAGCTCTGAATCAGTTACACCTAATGCTTCGGCTTTGCTCTTAACACTATTGGAAATACTCATAACTATTTACTCTCATTTAGTTTAGGGAAGTGTTGTGTTGCGCTTGTGGTTTTTGACTTGTTCAACAAACTTGTTACCACAAGTTGAATCCGGCTGATTCTCTTATGCTACTTGCAGGATACTTGCAGCAATGCTGTCACATACAGGCACAGGCAAAGCCCCAAAGCTTTGGCATAACTCAGAGAACCATATTGTTAAAGAACACTAATACCCCACTATAGTAGCAAACCTAGCCAAGTAAAGCCACTGATTCTGCTACACTAACAGACCTGTCCGCGCAACCTGTTTCCACAAGTGTAACCACCTAATGGTGGGCATTGTGAACCACACTATTGGAAACAATACAACCCCCTATGCCTATTGTAATTGCTTGGATAGTGTGAACGTGTTTCCCCTGCCTAACATAAGTAGAATGATAATACAATAGCAATTGACCTTGACTTGGCCTAGTGTGGTGTGGTAGCCGCACCGTGTTTTTCATTCATAAAAAAACCGTGTCGTCAATCAATGCGGGCTGGCTGTCCACGTGGTGGTCGGCGGGGGGCACCCCCTGTGAAGGGCACGAAAAAGAAAAAAGCACCCACATCTGTACACCAGAGGGCAAAAAACGGGGATTAGCAGCACAGGGCACTAGAGGCCGCCAGCGGGCCCCTGACGAGAGTAGCGGCAGGGTGGTGGTAAGACCCTAAACCAAGCGAAAACAACGTGTAGCGTCCCTAGGCTCGGCCTAAGGGTGTGTTTAGGGGCGGACTAGGATGGTCACTTTGTTTTTATTAAGCGCATAACAGGGGGCACAAGAGCGACTCAAAAAGGAGCGAAACTGTAACATGTTGTTTTTAAACGTATTTGTAAAATAAATTGAACTTTTGCTCTTTTTTATTGTCTAATATACCATTATTGTTAAAGTACTGGTGTTTATCGCTTCGTTTATAGACTCCGCTCTAGAAAAGAACGGTAAATACGTGTATGTACACACACACTCGCCTGAAAACAGTTGCATGGTTGCATTGTATCTTTTTTAAGGGGAACTCCCATTATGCCCGCAATATCAGGTGTTCAGATAATTTATGGCCACTCGTGGGATATCCTAGCAGACGCTATTAACAACTTCTTCTATACCAATGACACATATGAAGCTGTAGCAGTGGAGTATGTAGAGGGAAGAAAGACAAAGGACGAAGATGAGAAGTTTAAAGCCCTCATCACGTGGCGCATACCAGCAGAACCGCAATAATACCAATTTAAAGGGGTTTCTCTAGCTCATGCCACGCATGGCAGAGTCCTGCCAATGGGCTAGAACCCCGCTCCTATTATGAGGATACTACTAGTAGCAACAGCAATCCTCTCATGGACATTCCCTACTCATACAGAAGATGCACAGCTACTCGACCAGAGCACGATTAAAGACACAGTGCTCTTTATCACGATAAATGGGGTCAAATACCCTTATTACAGAGTCCCGTACCCTTATTTGAGCATATCTGTCCTAGAAGACGGTAAGTGCTATTCTGCCCTAGTTGAGGCAGATGAGGACCAAGATGGGACAATTCAACAGGATGAGGTAGGAGAATCTACTGACCCGCCCCTTTGTGCCCCTTCAGGGGGGTGCCACTCACACAGGTAACAAACCATGCCAGCAATGTATATTAACCCAGCAGTTGACGAGACAGTACTATCTATAGGTGATGTCCAAGCCACTACAGGAGGCTTTACAGTGGACACTGATGGGGAATATGAGTATACCACAGTCAAGGGAACATCTATTACTAGAACCCTTAAGGCTGGGTACCATCCTATCCAGATTAAGTCCTTAGAAGCTGCCGCAGGTACTGTCACAGGCCTATACGCCACTTAAGATATGCCCTCGAATACCAACAGTAACTCAATCATCTCTATCCCTACAGTAGTAGGAGAAGCTCCAGATGGTCCAGGCGGTTCCGTTGTGGTGAACTTTAATAGTGCCAGTTTTTACGGGGTGGTTACGGGGTGGGATACGCAATACCCGTATGGTTCATGGATTGATGGACTTGTGAATGGGCTGCAACCATACGAAGCAAACACTGCTATTGCCGGTGGAACCATAGTTTTTGGTATGGGTTCGGATGTTGGCGAGGACTTTATCTATAGCATCACGGATTCGGCGGGGACGGTGTTTTTAGTATCGGACCCTACATGTACATATAATCTTACAAGTGGACGTTCTACGTGGTTTTGGGTTGACGCGGCGGTTGCAGCGTTTCCCGGAACTGGAACATCTTCTACGACGGTTCAATGGTGAACGAGTATGACTAAAGCATTTGAAGGAATTTTGGAAGTAGTCAGGCCGCGAAAAGGGCAGAAAAATGTTTTGCTTGCTACCATTCCGCATACTGGAACGCGGTTCTTTGCGGACCTTATATATCGTGCACAACAGGCAAATGGATTCCGGCACGTCGGATTTGCTATTGCTCATTTAGTCCCGCAAAACCGGCAGGAAATAGACAAATTTATAGAGCTGTACGACCCCCTGATTTGCACAACGGAACGCGACGCAACCGCAACCGCCGACAGCTGGGCCGGGCGTAGCGAGGAAATATGTCCTTTGCAGGAGTCGCTAGATTATGCGGAGCAATTCAAGGCGCACCATAATCCGATTATTGTAAGCATCGACTCCGGCGACAGGGACGCAAAACTACAAACGGCGGCCGCAGCATTTGGCGAAACTATCACAACCGATTGGGCGGTTGTTGGTAACGACGCCACGCCGTAACAATGGGTGAGGTATCCCCACAAAAGAACTCTAGTCAATGGGTAAAAGGCCAGTCAGGTAACCCTGCCGGTAGACCTAGGGGTTCTAAGAACAAATTAACAATCCTTAAGCAATCGCTTGAGGTACAACTTAGAGAGCAGGCGGCTCCAGAGCTTCCTAAGTTGATGGATAAGGCAGTTGAGCTGGCATTAGAGGGAGACCGAACAATGCTTAAACTGCTACTGGAGCTACACATGAGTAAAGGCATCGCGGAGGACAAAGAGGTAGTAGATAAGGTTTCTATTACTATTGGTACTCACGAACAGCCTGAAGTCAAAAACGTAACCATAGAAGAAGGTAATCAAGATGTCCAGCAAGCAATCACCAGCACCTCTCCCGAGTTATCAGACTCCGAAGAGCGCCTCGGGGACTCGCTTTCAGGAACAGACGAAGGCTAAACCGGCTAGCGCTTCTCCAAGCGCAAACCAGTCTTCAGGCAGTTCCCAGAGTGATAGTCGCGGTAAACAAGGCTAATTAGCCTTGCACGTTGACTTACACCCCCACCAGCAAGAGATATTTGAAGATGAAACACGCTTCAAAGCTGTAGCTGCTGGAAGGCGTTTCGGCAAATCCTACTTGGCTGCCTTGACATTATTTGTCGAGGCGGCTAAGGACGAGAAGCAGATGCCTGACGGGGAGGTTAGGTCACTAGCTCTTGAGGAAGTGTACTATATTGCGCCTACTTATGAGCAAGGAAAGAAAATCCTCTGGCCACTCCTTAAACAGATTGGCGAAGATTTAATTGACAAGAAGTACGAGAACACGGGTACTCTGATACTAAAGAATGGAAGGCGTATTAGCATTAAAGGTGCTGATAGACCTGATTCACTACGAGGTGTCGGTCTCTCTTATGTAGTTCTAGACGAGTATGCCTTTATGAAGGAGGAAGTCTGGGACATGATTGTTGAGCCTGCGTTGGCTTGGAGTCAAGGGGGAGCCCTCTTTATTGGAACGCCTGCAGGTAAGAACCATTTCTACAAGACTTGGTGCATGGGCAACCTCAAAGAGGGAGAAGGGTTCTCAATGGATGGGGACAAGTACCAATACTCCCCAGAGTACAAATCTTGGCAGTTTAAGACCCTAGATTCTCCCTTCATATCTCAGGAAGAGGTAGAGAAGAAGAAGGTAAGACTCTCTAAAGAGAGGTTCTCACAAGAGTATGAAGCATCATTTGAGTCAGGTGGTGGTTTATTCCTTAAAGGGGACATGTTCTCAGTACTTGAGCATGAGCCTAGTGATGGAGACTACTACATCTGCTGTGACTTGGCAGGGTTTGAGAAGGCAGAGCAAGGTAGGAGAGTAGAAAGACGCTCAGACCACGCTATTGCCGTTGTCAAGGCCCATGAGCACGGTTGGTACGTGAAGAAGATTGAATTTGGTCGTTGGGATGTACGTGAGTGCGCCTTAAGGCTTGTTCGAGCTTACCACAGGTACAGACCAGTCAAGTTTGGCATTGAAAAGACTATATCAATGTCTGCAGTACTCCCATATATGCAAGATGAGATGAATAGACTGGGGATTTATTTCAACGTGGAGCCGCTAAGCCACGGTAACCAGAAGAAAGAAGAGCGTATTGAATGGGCTTTATCAGGACGGGCCGAGAAAGGCCGAGTTCAACTGGAAGACGACTCAAAACTAAAGGACTCAGAGAAGTGGATAGAAGCCTTCATATCTCAGGCAGAAGACTTCCCGAGCCCAATCGCAAAAAACGATATGCTGGACGCACTATCCTACATTGACCAGATTGCGATACCCTTCTACGATGGCCCAGACTGCATTGACGAGTGGGTTCCATTAGACGACATGGTAGCATACTAAATGGCCGGAATACCTAACCAATTTGGACATAACTACGACCCTCAAAACGCTAAGGCAGATGAGGGAGAGCCTGTCAGGCAGATGGGTGTTATATCGTATATTGTGCCTAAACTACAAGAAGCTAGGGTTCATAGGGACTCTGAAGGAAGACGTGCTCGTTGGGAAGACTACACCCGCCTCTGGCGTGGTATGTGGGCCCCAGAAGACCAGACTCGTAACTCTGAGCGGTCTAAGCTTATAGCTCCAGCCCTACAACAGTCCATTGAAATGACTGTGGCGGAGATGACAGAAGCCACCTTTGGGCGCAAGGCATGGATTGATATTGATGATAATATCCAAGACCAAGAGAAGGAGGATGCTACACAACTCAGGGACCTGCTCCTAGAAGAGTTTGAACTGAATAAAGTGCCTGATGCAGTGCGCGAGACCTACTTGCTAGGAGCTCTGTATGGCACAGGTATATCTAAGATTGATGTGCGTGAAAAGATAGAAAGGACGCCTAAGCGGATGCCTGACGGCTCTCTGGACGTACAGTTGACCTCTACAGTGGTGGTTGACCTACAGGCAATACGCCCAGACCAGTTCTTGATTGACCCATCAGCCAAGACCGTAGAGGAAGCCCAATATGTTGCACACGAAATGCTTTTGCCTCGTCACATCGTTGAGGACAAGCAAGGTCGTGGTATCTATAGAAAGGGGCATGTACCTCCATATGTGGGAGGCTACCCGAATCTTCCAAAGCTGGATGGTGTTAACACAAAACGGAATGATATATGCGATTCAGTACTAATTACTGAGTGTTTTGCTAGGGTGCCTGCAGAGTACATCCCAGGGTCAACCCCAGACTATGATGGCAGAGTAGAGGCTATTATAGTGTTAGCAAATGAAGCGTTTCTACTAAAAGCAGTTGAGTCCCCCTTCACTATGAAGGATAGACCTATAGTGGCTTATTCGCACGAGAAGGTGCCGGGTGAGTTCTGGGGAAGGGGTGTAGGAGAGAAGGGTTACAACCCTCAGAAAGCCCTTGATGCAGAGCTTAGAGCAAGGATTGACGCTCTTGCCTTAGTAACAGCCCCAATGATGGGTGCTGATGTCACTAGGATGCCTAGGAACCCAGACTTACGGGTTAGACCCGGTAAGATTTGGATGACTAGAGGCCGTCCTTCTGAGATACTGGAGCCCGTCCAGTTTCCCCCAATTAACCCAGCGACCTTCCAACAGTCTGGGGATTTGGAGAGAATGGTACAGATGGGCACGGGAGCAATGGATTCTGCTACCCCAATGGGGATAAACCGCAGAAACGAGACAGCTTCAGGTATGTCACAGATGAATGGTGCGTTTATTAAACGAGCCAAACTGACCATGCACAATGCAGAGTGTTACTTGCAAGATGTGGTCAAGAAGTCTCTGTGGCGCTACATGCAGTTCTCCCCAGAGAAGTTCCCTACTGACTATAAACTCAGGGTCAACTCGACTATGGGTATTATGGCTAGGGAATACGAGCAGTCACAGCTAACACAGCTCATAGGGTTCGTGCCCCCCGAGAGTCAGGCACACAAGATTATACTAGGAGCAATCCTAACGAATACTACCTCTGCAAATGAGCAAGAACTTAGGAGTGCTTTCGAGCAACTCACTAGGCCGCCCAGTGAAGAGGAACAAAAGCAGCAGAAGCAGATGGAACAACTCGCATTGCGGGCCCGTCAAGCTGAAGTTGCAAAAGAAGAAGCTGACGCTGCTAAAAAGCAGGCAGAAGCATCCTTGGCAGAAGCTAAAACGTATAGAGAAATGGTGCTTGCGGAGCTTGAAGATGACAAGGTTGAAATCATGGCTGCAAATGCAGTTACTGGAGCCGAGAAGCTCAACAAGGATGCCAATAAACAGCGCGTAACCCTTGCTGGTAAAGTTCTCGACAACAAGACTAAGCAGGAGCAGATTCGTAGTCAACAAAACAACTCACCAACTACTAATAATGGAGGCGGACAATGAGTTTAACAGAAGACCAGCGGAAGTATTTTGACGATATGGAAGCTATGTTTGCAGGGCAAGGTTGGAGAAAGCATTTGATGGATTCAGTGCTCCAGCAATTTGAAGACAATGTAGCTAGACTCACGGAAAACGAGCTGACCGATGGGCAGATTCGTGAAATTCGCGGAGGAGTTAAGGTTATGAAGTCTTTGCTTGACCTTGAAAGGATGGTAGCACTCGAAAAGGAGTACGCTGAGAACCCACCTGAAGACGTTTTTGATGGGGAGGAAGACGATAATGCCTCGGCTGCTATTTAACTTTAAATGTGAGAACGAACACGTTACAGCCCATCTAGTCAATACAGAGATTAGAGAAATGGAGTGTGACGAGTGTGGCGCTTTAGCCACAAGACAGCTCTCTGCACCACATTTTCCCATCAGGCAAGGAGTAGACCCAGATATGCCTACTGCTGCTTGGAAATGGGAGAAGATGCAGAGGTCTAAAAATAGGGAGCAGGTGTCAGATACTAACAACACTCGCTACCTAGATGATAAATAATAAGTACCACTAAGAGGAGAATACTTATGGCTAGATATGAAGATTATGTCCAAAAACGCGATGGCGTCGGACAAGAGCTTGAGGACGAAATTACAAGCGCTCAGGAAAACCATGCTGCTCGTCTCGAAGATGACGGGTTCGCTATGCCTGACAAGTTTGCTAATAAATCCCCTGAGGAAATAGCCCAAAGCTACGTACAACTTGAAAAGACGTACTCACAGCAAGGGAATGACCTAGGACAGATGAGGCGAACAGTTGACCAACTCATAGCCCTACAATCTCAACCGGCGGAACCAACGATACCCGAGGAACCGCTTACAGTGGACGACCTGTGGGATAACCCAGAAGTGGCTATCCAACGCAGTGTTTCCCCACAATTGAACGACATGGAGAAGGAAATTGCCACTCTGAAATCGGCACTGATTGAGCAGCAGCTCACTAATCAGTACCCAGAATGGGAACAAACTACTTCTGACGCTCAGTTTCAAGGATGGGTTCAAGAAAAGCCTTATAGGCAGAGACTCGCTGTTGCAGCAAGTCAGAATGACCTAGAGGCCGCAACTGAGCTGCTCGACATGTATGGTGACAGCACAGCCCCTAAGCAGAATGTAACAAATAGAGCTGATTTAGCTAATGCTAGTCTCGAAAGAGGCAGTGTTGCAAGTTCAGCCACTTCGTCCGGTAACGAGACGTTCTCACGCTACGAGCTTATGAATAAACGCATAGCCTCAAAGCAAGGAGATGACCAAGCCGAACGCTGGTTACATGCTAATTCAGAGGCTATTGCTAAAGCATACAAGGAAGGCCGCGTAGTTGACTAAAGAACTCTTTTTAGATGTTTTTTAAATTGACTATATACTAATAGGTAAATAAAATGGCAACAGCTACTTATCCCGGCGCTGGTGGTATTACCGCCACAACCGAGTTAGGAGTCTTTATTCCTGAGTTATGGTCGGATGAGATTATCGGTACATACAAGAGCAATCTTGTAGCTGCCCCTCTCGTGGTTACAATGGACCACGTTGGCAAGAAAGGCGATACTGTTCACATCCCGACCCCGACTCGTGAATCTGCAAACGCAAAGGCAGAAACCACTGCGGTTACTATCATTGCGAACACAGAAGGGAATAAGACTTTCACAATTAACCAGCACTTTGAGTATTCTCGTTTGATTGAGGATTTCGCTAAGGTGCAGGCAATTGACACATACCGTTCGTTCTACACTGACGACGCTGGCTACGCGCTTTCTAAGCTCGTAGATACTAACATCCTCCGTGAGGGTGCTGGCTTCGGTGATTCCAACTTTGTGCAGTGGAGTCAGGCTACTAACCCAGAACATTGGGATACGGCCTACGTTGGTAATGACGGTACTACGTTGTATGATAATGCAACAACTGGTAATGCATCAACACTAACTGACGCAGCTATTCGTCGGTCACTGCAGCGTCTTGATGACGATGACGTGCCTTCGGCTAGACGTGTGATGATTGTTCCCCCAGTGGAGAAGAGCAACATCTTGGGTGGTATTGGTACGTCGAATGACCTTCGTACGTACAGTCAGTACTCCTCGACTGGTGAAGCAGGTTCTGCTAACCAGATTCGGTCAGGCTTGATTGCAGACATCTATGGAGTCCCGGTCTACGTTTCAACGAACGCACCGATTGTGGATGACGACAATGGCGACCTTGACCAACGTGCTGTGCTTATCTTCCAGAAGGAGGCTCTGACGCTCTTTGAGCAGCAGCGTCCGCGTACACAGACTCAGTACAAACAGGAATATCTTGCAGATTTGTTTACTGCTGATATTATCTTTGATACTGGTGTTCTGCGTCCTGAAGGCGGTGTAGCACTTATCGTTCCTGAGTAATTGACAGGTGGCTGGGGGTCTTGAATCAAGGCCCCTAGTCCAATTTTAAGGTATCAATGGCCACACAATTACAGCTTGTAAATAAAGTCCTTAGGCGTTTGAGAGAGAGCGAGGTAACCTCTGTTTCTCAGACTTCCTACTCTACCCTTATTGCAGACTTCCTTAATCAGATTCTATCTGAGGTAGGCCAAGAACACAACTGGAGTGCAGACGAGAAGTTAGTAATTCTCCAGACGACATCTGCTACCTTTGGAAGCGCGGGGCTGTATGATGGCGCATCCTACGTAATGGGCTCAACAGGTCTAAATAGCGATGAAGCACACCCACAGGTAGACTTAGACGGTGTACCAATCGTAACTGGGTACTTTTTTGGGGACTCCCCACAGAGAATAAAGTACCATGTCAATGCATCAAACCTGAAAGCGTATAAGGCTAATACAGATAATATTACTTACAAGACAGATGGCAGGCCTGATTACTTCAGTTTGAAGCAAGATGCCAATGGATGGGCTATAACCTTCTCCCCCGGCATTGATGCTAGTACTACCTCCTTTACTTCCGTAGTATACTTTTATGACCCACAGACCCTCTTAGAGGTGGATGGGGACGACGATTCCACATCCCTAAGGTACAATGAACGTGTACTCTTACTAGGCACTCTATTCCTCGCATTGAATGAACGTGGTGAGGAGCTAGGAGAGCCCGGTGGTGTAGCAGAGCAGAACTACTTAAAAGCTCTTGCTGACGCTAAATACAATGACCAGTACCCACTATACCTGACTAACAAATTTGAAGCAGTAGCTGATTAATGCCAACTCCTAGAGCTCATGGCGGAGCCCCTATATTCCCGATTCCCTTGGTATCCCCAGGATTTTACGGGTTAAACAAGCAGGAGGAGAACTCTATTCTTGGGCCTGAGTGGTCTACGAAGCTGAACAACGCTGTCATTGATGATACTGGCAGGTTAGGAGCACGTAAAGGGTTCCAGTCACTCACTACAAGTCCTGTGGCAGAGGCTATTGAGCAGACCTTTGAGTACGTCAAGTCTGATGGTACTACAGAGCAGATTAGCTCAACTGACGCGGACATATACTCTGGAACAACCGTCCCAGCATCTATTGACGGGGCCTTGACCATCACTGACGGCAACTGGCAGTTCCAGAACTTCGTAGAGAAGTGCGTAGGGTTTCAGGAAGGACAGACCCCGATTATATATTCAGGAGTAAACTTTGCTGCAATAACTGTAGACACAGATGGCACTATCCCTACAGGGGGAGTAGGCCTGTCTGCCTTTGGTAGGATATGGGTAACGACAAGCTCAGGACACACAATTAGATACTGTGATATTCTTGATGAGACTATTTGGGACGATGCTACTGCTCCGGGTGATGCTGGGGCTATTTATATGCAGCGAATCTGGCCCAAAGGTACTGACACTATTACTGCTATTGTGGCTCATAATGGCCAGTTAATAGTTTTTGGCAGAGAGCAGATAGTTATATTTGATAACTCAGGAGGTGCTGCAGACGGTGTAGACCCTTCCGCGACAGACTTTAGAGTAGTAGATACTATCTCAAGTGTAGGATGCGTGTCCAGAGACTCCGTTAGAGCAGTCAAAGGAGACCTTTGGTTCCTCTCAGAGTACGGTGTTATCTCACTTGGGCGGCTCATACAAGAGAAGTCAGCACCAATGGCAGCAGTCTCTAAACAGATTCAAGACCACCTTATTCGGTACATCAATACCGAAATGTCAACAGATGGCTTGGGCACAATACGTGCTGAGTATTCTGCCAAGGACAGACTGTACATACTATCTTTCCCACAGCAGAGCAGGTCTTTTGCATTTGATACGACAGGCTTGACCCAAGAGGGCGCAGCAAGGGTATCTGAGTGGACTGTGGCCCCTACAGCTATGTCTTATAGGAGGGATGAGAGTTTCGTTTTCTCTTTGGGCAGTATTACTGGAGAGCTGGGGTCATACGCTGGGTACTTAGATGATGGTGAGCCCTATATGTTTGAGTATGAGTCGGGCTGGTTAGAGATGAGTGAGGATGTGGCCACTTATTTGAAGATACTGAAGAGAATAAAGTCAGTACTGCAAAGCGCCTCTGCAGGCGAGGTTATGTACAAGTGGTGGTGGGACTTTGACTCTACGTTTCGCAGCCACTCAGTCACCTTTGAGGGTGACGCAATAGATGAGTGGGGACTAATGGAGTGGAACGACGGTAACATAAGTGGCGGCGAGACAGTGCTAGACGATGAGTATGAATGGTCAGGAGGCATGAGGCTCAGGTCATTCCATATCCCCGGCTCTGGTACAGGCCAGTATTTAAAGGTTGGAGTGAGTGCAGAGATTAATGGCGCTACTCTCGGCCTTCAACAGCTTGATATAGTATCTAAAATAGGACGATACGCATGAGTAATTTTGCAAGAGGAACTAACTTTAAGGCTAAGGATGACCTACCAACGGGTGACCCCGGCAAGTTGGCAAAGGGAACAGAGGTAGATGACGAATTCAACCTTGTCCAAACGGCTGTCAACAGTAAGTACGACTCTGCTGACTTAGCCACAGAGGGACAGGCAGAGGCTGGCAGCTCTACGAGTGTGCTCATGTCGCCCCAGAGGGTGAATGACTATGTGGCGTATATAACTGCCACAACCCTAGAAGCAGAAACGGGTACTAGCGATGTTAAGTTAATGACCCCCCTCAAGACTAATGATGTTCTTGATGACCTTGGACTCTTGGCTACAGGTAGCCCCACCTTTGACACCGTTACTGCTGACTTAGTTGGTGATGTGGATGGTGATGTTACTGCAGGGACTAACCTGTTTACCAGTACCGGGATGGCTATAAGTGGAGGTCTGGTCACTGTTATAAACGTAGGCGCAGCAGTCTTCTCCCAACCCGTATTCGCAGTAATTGCATCCACTTCCCTGAACCTGACGGCAGAGTCGAGCTTCCTGTCAGATAATACTTCTGCAGATTCAGACACTATACAGGTTAAGGACTCAGGGGACTCAAGTGCCTTAAGATTCTCTATTACACAGCCTCAGAGTACAGATGACGTTGAGTTCAGGGATGGTGCAGGTAACACATTAGTAACCTTTGATGCCACTGACCAGACTGTTGACTTCGAGAAGATGCCCTATGTAAATGGTGGTACTCTCCCTTGTCTCCAAGGACATTTGTACGGGTTAGGCACGAGCACTAGCGGTACTACAGACATAGCTGTTGCAGCAGGTACTGCCGCAGATTACACAGGTGAATATGGTCTTGTCTCTGCAGGACTCACTAAGCAGATTGACAACGTATGGGCCCCCGGCACGGCTGCTGGTGGGTTTCCTAGCACCTTGTCAGGAGGTTCGCCAGCAATTGATACATGGTACAGAGTGTTCTTGATTGGGCACACTGATGGCTCAACTGATGCAGGGTTTGACTCTGTAGCCAACTCTGACGCATCAGCACTGTTAGCAGACACCTCAGGCTACACCCTATACAGACAGATAGGCTGGATACTGACTGATGGCTC